CAGACCGTCGTCCACCTCGCTCCAGGCGGCCACGGAGGCCGCGCCGGCGGCGGCGATGGGCCCGGTGACGTACTTGGAGAGAGCACTGCCCGCCTTCTCCAGCTTGTCACCCACGTCCTTGACCTTCTCGCCCGCTGCCGCCAGCTGCTGGGCACTGACGCTGCCGAACGCCTTCATTTGGTCCGTCAGGGATTTCAGGCTGTTCTCCGTCTCGATGATCTCTCGCTGGAGGGCGTCGTACTGGGCCTGGCTGACCTTGCCCTCCGCCAGCTGCCGGTTCGCCTGTTCCGCGGCGTCCGTTAGCGTTTGCAGCTTCTCCTTCGTGCCTTCGATGGAATTGCCCAGCAGCTTCTGCTTCTGGGTCAGCAGCTCAACGTTGCCGGGATCCAGCTTCAGCAGCCGGTCCACGTCCTTCAGCGCCGCCTGGGTGTCCTTCAGCTTGCCCTCCACGCCCTTCAGCGCGGTTTGCAGCTTCGAGGTATCGCCGCCGATCTCGATGGTGATGCCCCGGATCACCTTTCTCGCCATAGTCTCACATCCTAAAACCTGTTAAAGTCCTCCTGCGTGGCCAGCTCCGAATAGGCGTCCTTGCATTCATCGTTCGCCCGTTCGATCATCATGTCGAACACCATGCCAAGGGTCAGCCCGTCCAGATCCGCCTCCGTCAGGCCCAGCTGGTGACAGCGCAGCAGGTACAGCGCCGTGGTTACCGGGCGGTCAGTCGGTCGAGGTTTTTTTTTGACTCCGCCTCGGTGGCCGCGTTGACGCCCCACAGCTCGATCAGCTTGGGCAGGATCTGGTAGATGCTGAAGGTGTTGAAGCCGTCCAACCACGCCTCGATGTTGCCGGGCACAGCCGGGTCGGCGTACTTCGCCATGATGTAGGCGATGTTCTCGAAGGTCTCCAGCGTGGAGACGTCCAGGCTGGACAGCTTCACCTCGCCGGTCTGCGCTTCGCTCTCGTCGCCGGTCTGCGCTTCGCTCTCGTCGATGTTCTCGCCCAGCGCGGTCGCCAGCTTGTCCAGGTCCTTGAAGATGTCCCGATGGAACCTAGCGCGGTAGACTCGGGGAATGGCCGCCGATGCCTTGAAGGGCACCTGCCGCCCGTCGATTTCGATGTTTTGAATGATCGCCATGAATCCTTCCTCCTATGCCAAAACGGGGGAAAGGCTGAAAGCCCTTCCCCTCATGATCGATCAGTTGCCGGAGCCCTGCGGCGCGGCGGGCGACTGGTACACCGAATCATACCAGTTGTCATAGACCGAAGCCGTCGTGGTGTCGCCGGTGCGCGCCTTCACCTTGCCGATGGCGGGCAGCAGCCTCGCGCGAAGGTTCAGTGTCTCGGTCTGCACCTGCCGGTTCTGCTGCTTTGTCTGTCCGGCAATTTCGTTCTGGCTTGCCGTGCAGTTGTAGAGCACGTGTCGGATGGCATTTTTGTCACCCGTGAACTCGAACAGCAGCGCGAAGGGCGCACGCTCCACAAAGCCCGGCGTGTTCAGCACACCGTTGGAGTCCTTCGATTCGCCCAGGTGCGCCGTGTGGAAGTCCTCGGGGATCAGGGCCAGCTCCAGCTCTCCCTCGAGCTCGGAGTTGTCGTCGCCCTCGTAATAGATGCCGTCGTCGGCGTAGAAGTCCTCCGCCTCGCTGGCCCGGCTCAGGGACAGGTTTACCGATCCGGGAATGGGCACGGGTGTGCCAAAGGTCGGCGTGCCGCCCTCGCCGAAGGTCAGTGACGCATAGTGCGCGTTCTTCAGGCCGAATTTAACCTTGTTGGCCATCTGTCAATATCACCTCCGTGGTGTAGGTCGTTTGATACATGCGTTCCGCAGCGATGTAGCGCCGCTCCTGGTCGTAGGGCAATTCCGCCGCCTCCAGCGCCGCTTCCACCTGCGCCTCCAGGTCGAAGTCCGGGGTGTCGGTATACAGCTCGATCACCAGCTCCGTGATCTTCACATAGCTGGTGTCGTCGGCCATGAAGTCGTTTCGCTGCGGGTACAGAAAGCAGATGAACGGCGGCCCCTTCGGGTGTTGCCCCGGCTTGTCCTTGAAACGGTCGTAGGCGTAAGGAAGCCCGATGCCCGCGATCATGGCGGAGATCTCTTCGTGGGTCATAGCTTTTGAAGCACCTCCCGTTCAAAGGTCTCGGCCAGATCGTTCTCCACAGGGGCGATGTGCTCATGGGGCGGGGTCTCGTCGAAGGTGCGACCCGTACCGTTGCGGGTTACGTGGCCGTGCTCCAGTAGGTGGGGGAGACTGTAGTGTTCGTTATAGATCACGGAAGGCTCGTTCAGCAGCCGGTGCTTCTTGCCGTTCTTCTCTACCGTCCATCCCTTCGCGTATTCGCCGGTTCCGTCCGGAAATGTCTCGCGGGATTTCTGAGTGAGTGCCTTAGCGCCTGTTGCGGCCACCTGGTCGACGATCTCGCCCACGTTTTCCTCGATTTCCTCTGCGTAATCGGCGAGAATCTTGGAAATGGCGCCGTCCAGCCGGTCAAGCGCCGTTCTCTTGGCCATGGCTCGCGCCCACCTCCCGCTTGACGTACAGCTCCAGGCCGTCGGTGCCGGGCACGTGATAGGTGCGGTAGATGGCGTAGCGATGGCCGTTGAACTCGCACAGATCCTCGCCCTGATACTCATCGATGAACACTGTGAAGCGGTACTCGGGCCTGAAGCCCGTTTGACCGCCGTTGAAGAACTCGGTGCGGGCTACGCTGTCCATCCTGGCGAAGATCTCCCGCGTGGTCTCGTCGGTGTCCCGCCACACGCCCCTGGCGTCCTGCCGCTGGCTTCCGGGCTTTATCAGCGTGATTACGGCGTCAACCATCGTTGCCACCCGCTTTCTCAGCGAAAACCCGGTTGTTGAGGGCCACCCGCAGCATCCGGGGCATGCCCTTCATGTCGTCACGCCTGCGCCACAGCCAGGCCGCGTACATCACGATCAGCTGCTGATCAAGCGGGTCAGAGTCGTCCAGAGTGGACGCCCCCTCCTTCAGGATCGCCGACTGTGCGGCGGTAAGCAGCTGGTTCAGCCGTTCGTCGTAGGCCGTAGCCGTGCGAATGCCCAGGTCAACCTTGAGCATCGTCAACATGGTCTCCATCCGCTCACCTCCGTTTGATCAATGTCGGTTAAGCTCAGTCGCCGTTACCGGCGTTGGCCGTGTCGGCTGCGAAGGTGACGGCGTTGGCGGCCACAACCGCGCCGTTGATGCCGATAGCCACAAAGCTCTCGGGGATCACCGGCTTGCCGTCATAGCGGGCGGTAGACTTGAATACGGTCAGATCCTCGATGAAGCGCACGTGCTCGCTCTGTTCCACCTGGCGGGCAGCGCGCTCGGCCATCAGGTAGTTCTGGCCGTAGCCGGCGATGATCACGTTGTCCGGGATGAACTCCAGTTCCTCAATGGCCCCGCCGATCACGGGCATAGTGTCGTTCAGGCCGGAAACGATCGCGCCGGCAGCATTGATGCTCATGGCTTCCGCCACCAGAGCCGCGTGGGTCTTTTCGTTCATGGCCCACACCTTGCCGCCTGCACCATAGCGTTTCTTGGCGTTGCCGAAGGCGTTCAGCAGGCTCTGGAACAGCTTGATGCCAGTGGAGTTGGCTGCTGTGATGGTGATGATGTTGGTGGCGTGCAGGTCCACCCAGGGCCGGTCCGTGGGACGGGCATCGCTGGGCGCGGTGGTCTGCGCCAGTCGGGTAACGATGCCCAAGGGCATCTTGGTGCCGGTGCCGTACAGGATGGCCTTGTCCACGGCCAGCGCCTCGGCGCGGCCCAGGGCGAACAGAATCTGCGTTACCAGCTCGACGTCGTTGTCTTCCTTCAGGGCGTTGCAGATGGCGATGAACGCGCCCACCTTGTAGCCGTCCACCTCGGCGTCGTTGAAGGCCAGGTCCAGCTCGTTCAGCTTGCCGCACATCTCTGTCCAGACGGCTTCCGGGATCGTGCCCATGATGGTCTGGCGAGCGGTGCCGTGCACCGGCTGGAGGTTCACGTGCTTCAGCAGCAGGCTGTTGTCCGTCACCTGCTCGCGGATCATCGGCAGCATTACCTCAGGGATGGTGACCTCGCCGCCGGAGATGGCGCGCTTCTGGCCGATCAGGCCGCGCATGGCGGTGGCGAAACCCTTCACATCGTCGCGGGTGGCCATGTTCGCCACGCGATCGCGCAGGGTCATGCGGGGGATGTTGGTGCGGGTGTTCATGGTGGTCTGCCTCCTCTGTTCAAAATGGGTCTGCACGCCGCGCTGGCTGGCAGCGCCGGCCACCGCGCTCGCGCCGGTGTCCTGGGCCGCTTCCTCGGCGGCCAGCTCATCCTCCAGACCCTTGATCTCGCCCTCCAGGGCGGCGATGGCCTGGGCGTTTTCGTCGCGCTCGGTCTCGAAGGCCGTGATCAGGCCCTCCACCTCTGTGCGCTGTTCGTCCGTTTCCACCTCATCGATGGCGCGGGTCAGCTCCAACTCGCGGTTGGCGAAGCCAGGCAGCTTGCCCCTGAGCTCCTCCAGGGCCTTGCGCTTGTTGTCAAGCCTCTTTTTCAGCAGCAAAACCTTCAATGCCATGCGAAATCCTCTCTTTCATGGTCGATTTCCACGCGGACAGGCCACGCGCCAGCAGGGCGTCGCGCTGCCTCTCACGAGCGGAGATGTTCGTAGCCTCATAGGCCGGGAAGGTACAGGCGGACACCTCGAACAGGTTCACCTCGGTGATCGTCCAGTGGATGGAACCGTCAGGTCGGAAGTCGGTTTCCTCATTGACGATTTCAAATCCAAAGGAACACTGGTCCACGTCGCCGCGCTTCACGCGCTCATACAGGTTCATGGCGTCGCCGTCGTTCGGATTGATTGCGACGTCGCCCCACAGGCCGCGCTCGTCTTCGGTCAGCTTCAGCGTTCCCGCCTTCGTGCGTCCAAGGACCAGGGTGGCGTCGTGGTTGACCAGCGCCCGGATGTCGTTCGAGAGCGTCCGGGAAAAAGCGCCCGGGGCGATGGATTCGCTCATGCCAGGCGCGATTTCGTAGTTGGAATTGAACACGGCGAAGTAGCCCGTGATGTGGGGTGTGTCGCCGTCCTGTCTCGTTGTGAAGCCCGCGGGCACCGTGCGCAGTTGCCTGATGTTTCGATCCATGCTCTTCACTCCTGATTTAGCTTGTTCTGCTTGCCGATCATGTCCACGGGGATGTAGTTCTCCAGCACCTTGTATTCCTTCAGGCCGGCTGGGGCCAGGTGCATGCGGTCGCGCCATTCGTCGCCGTTCACATAGCCGCGGTCGGCTCCGGAGAGCATGATGTCGGAGATCTGCTTCAGGTCATAATCGATCAGGCTCCAGTAGTTCAGCACCAGGTACCACTTGGGACTGAGGATCAGTGCCCGCGTCAGTTCCTGCTGGATGATCAGCGCAATAGACTTATTCGCGTCTGAATGAAGCTGTTCCACTCGTCCCGCTTAAACTCGCCCACGCCCAGCAGGTAGGCCGGTACGCCGATCACGGCGGCTACGGTGCGCTTGTCGAGCTCAATGGTGTCCTTGATGGCCAGGTCGGCCAGCGTCAGAGGCTTCACCTGCTGAACCTCGATCTGCTCCGCTGGAATCAGCCACGGCGCGCCCTGGTAGGGCGGTCGAACGTAGCTCTCCAGGAATTTCCGGCGCTTCTCCGCATCGCCGAAGATGTCGCTGGTGCTGTCCACCTTCACGATGATGGAGGGCTTCCACTCGCTGGACAGGAACGCGCTCTTGGTTGCCTGGGCCTGCTTCAGGTTGCCGGCGATGTCCTTGAGCGTCACCGTCACGCCCCGCCCCTTCCACAGGTATTCCGGATCGGGGTTGTAGGCGAAGTGCAGCACATCTTCAGGAGAGTGGGGGAGACCGTCGATCAGCACGCTATAATCCCTCCGGGAGCCGCCCAGGGGCTGCAGCTGCACCCGGCTGGCTGCGATGGGCTCCAGAGATTTGAGAATACCATCCTCGGTGTGGGGCACGACGATGCTGTTGCCCTTGCCGTACAGCAGCAGGTTCATCACAATGGCCGACATCCACTGCATCCTGGTCATGGTGCCGCAAGGCGTGATGTCGATCATCCGGCTCAGCTCGTTGACGATTCGCACGTCGCCGTCGCCGGTGTTGCTCATCAGGTGGATGGTCATGCTCCCGATCAGCTCCGCGATGCGCAAACATGCTGTCTGAATTTCCGGACACTCGCTCAGCCGCGTATAGCCTGTGGGAAGGCTTCCGTCTCCGCAGAGCCACAGGGCGAACGCGGAGGGGTTCGCGGTGCTCACTGCTTCCCGCCGCTGCCGCTTCGGTTTCCTCTTGCTCATTTATTCACCATTTCCATTCCTTCTTGCGTTTGGCCGTGCCCTCCAGCATCCGCACGCAGGCGAACACGGAGGCGTCGAACAGGTCGATGCGGTGCTCAGGCTGGACCTTCTCATACTGGATCAGGTCATCGGTCTTTTCGATGGCCCGCACGTTGGCCACGCAATACTCATAGGCTTCCGAGTGCAGATAGTACAGCTTTCCGTCTTTGGCAGCTTTCTCGATGTGCCGGAAGCCCTTGCTCTTCAGCATGTACAGCTGGGGCTGATGTACGATCTTGAAGCCCGCCTGCTTCATCAGGGGGATGTATTCTTCGCCAGCGAACTTTTCGTCGTGGCCAACCTCCCGGATCTTGAAGCCCTTGCTTCTCATGGACACAAACCACTGCACTATGTCGGCATAGTTGACGGTGGGGGAGTTGCAAAGGGTCAGCCAGCCGTCATCCGCCCAGCCGAACAGAGGAATGTCGTCCTCATCGGCCTTGCGCGCTGCCTCCGGACGCGGGAAGAATGCGTGGGTGATGATAATGTCAACACCCTCATAGCTTCCGTACAGCGCCGCCGCGGTC